TAGTAATGCCATTAAGCTACGAACAGCGTTGTTTAAGTTAGCTGGTGAACAACCTTCAGCAATATTGATATTAGTTATATCTGTATTATCTGCTGCTGTTGTGCTAAATTCTGAAATTTTTGTTTTTGCCATTTTTTATCCTTGTTGTAACCATGTGTCTGTACCTGGTGGCACGGTTGTCCATTCTTCGCCTTGTTTGAATCCTTTAGCTGTAACTGTGCCTGTGCCATTTATAGAGATAATAGCTGAATATACAGTTCCAGCACTTACAACAACAGTCGCTAATGCTGTTATACTAGATTTTCCACTTAATACTAAATTACCTAGAGATGAAACAGTAGTGCTTGTTACAATATTTACAACACCCTGTAGAACTTCTTCAACACTAACTGTCATTTGTGCATTACAAGTAATGCTTGCAATAGCTAGTTTTATTTCACCTGCTAACGAACTAAATGGAACTTGGGAAAATGCACTTATACCAAACATTATTTATCCTTTAAACTAATTCTTTCCAAGAGGTTGTTTCTTCATTCCAAGTATAAAGTTTATCATCTGTAGGCATATCTACAGGCGCTTTCCATTGTGCTTTATCTTCATCTAATACCCATGAAGCAAATGGTTTGGCAGGAATAAAAGCATCACGACTTTCATCATAAGTGTATCCAATGCCAGCGTAATTTTTACGAATTGTCCCATTATAGGAAGTTTGTATCCATGTTCCACCCAAAAGATTAGAGCAAAAGTCTATGCCTTTTTGTTCATTTTCTTGTCCGTTTTCATCAAGAATTACTTGGTTATTTACTACAATTACTTTTGTAACTATGTTATTTTCTAGTTGGGCAAAATGTGCCATAATTTTTCCTTGATAATATTTACTTCTTGTTCTAATGTAAGTTTATTGTTAATACAAATATCAAAATAAGATGGCTTTTCAAACAAATCATTAGTATCATCAAATCTACTTGTTTCAATTCTATTTACCCATATTACAAAAGCATTACCAAATGCTTGTCTAGTTTTTTCAGTAGGGCAAACAAAATCTGCAATAACATTGTGACCTTGATTAACTAGCACATCAGACAATGCACCCATTCTTTGAGCCATTATTATTCTATCTGTATATTTAAAAGTTAAATCAGTCCAAACTTTATTTCGCATTTCATCTGCATTCAAATGAATAGCATTAATTTCTTTGATTAATTCTTTTGCTAATGTTGTTTTGCCAGCTCCAGGCAATCCCATAATTAGTATTTTCATTGCTCTAAATATTTACATTTCTTAATGATTTCATTAGACAATGTAACATTTAATTTTCTTTTACTTATTGTAGGTCTTATATCATGTTGACCTAACATGCCATACACTTCATCATTCTCTGGATGTTTGTTAATAATATTTGTAAAGTCATGCTTATATGGTTTTAATTCACAAAACTTATAAATGCTATTTATTGTATCTCTTGTGTTATTAATCAAATCATCATATTGTATAAATAAAAACTCGCCTTTATTATTTTCTTTAGCTAGCTTAATTCCATTTAAAGACCTTACAATAGGCTCTGACCAATCATCTAACAATCCTTCTTCTAAATTCCCTTGCCAATTATTTTCTTTTCTTAAATTAACAAAAGATTTTACAATGTCAATAATAGGTCTTTCTAAAACAATAACTTTAGGCTTACTATCTAAATAGTTATAAAACATATTCATATTGTCAGGCAAAGTCCATGACCGACATTTATCAATAATAATTGATGCTTTTACATTTTTATAATAAATACTTGGTATAGATGTTATTAAGTCTTTGGCTGTATGGTTTTTATTATTAGCTAACAACTGTTCTTTAGCATTACCACTACAAGATTGTTGCATATCCCACATTAATTGACATACAGCACTATTTCCTTCTGCATGAATATCAGGATTCTGTGAAAGAATAGATGATAATAGTGTAGAACCTGACCTAGGAAGACCACTTAACCCTATATATTGTTTTTTCATATATAAATATTATATATGTTATTAGTTAAGCTGTATATGTACCTGTACCTGTAAATTTAATTATAGTGTTTGCACCACTTGTTGTTATCGTTGGTGAACCTGTTGTTGTGCCTGAGTAATCTGCTGTAGGAACGCTTAATATAATAACTCCTGAACCACCTACGCCAATTCCTTGATTAGAGTCTCCACCAGAACCACCACCTGTGTTGGCTGTACCATTAGTTTTTCCTGCACCATTTCGTTTTTGACCATCACCACCGCCACCTAAGCCGCCAGTTCCTCTAGTTCCAGTCTGTTGGTCTTTAGCACCGCCGCCACCACCGGCATAATAAGTTGCGGTACCTGTAATTGAAGATTGCAGTCCATTTCCACCATTCCCAGCAGCTCCTCCAGCACTAGCATTACCATTGCCGCCAACAGCTCCAGCTCCACCACCTCCACCGCCAGCGGAATAGCTACCACCACCGCCTGATGTTCCGCCATTATTACCCTGACCTGACGTAGCAGTTCCGCCAATAAAGTTATCGTTACCACCACCTCCACCGCCTGAACCACCATTTCCACCATTTCCATTGCCTTGGCTTGTTCCACCACCTTTAGCTGCAGTAATACCAGTAAAGGTAGAATCAGAACCCGCCGCTGCTCCACTACCACCACCACCTACAGTAGCTGTATAAACTGTTCCCACCGTTAACTTAGTTGTGTCTGTTAAATATCCACCAGCACCACCACCACCAGTCGCTGCTCCATTTGCTGCTGGAACTCCTCCACCACCAGCTACAATAAGATAAGATACGGTTACAATACGACTACCACCACCAACAAACATTGTCATTATGCCAGTCATTATGAAACATTTCCTGTAATGACACAAACTGTGCCAGAAATAAATAGGATGGTACATACACCACGAGTTGCTAGTGAAACAGTTGCTTTGTCTGCATCAGTTCCTGCAATATAAGCTGTAGTAATAGTACAAGTAATAGTAATCGCACTTGTCGTATTATTAAAAATAGATATTGCATCACCTTCAGCAAATGTTGCGTCTGGAATTGTAATAGAGCCGCCAGACCCAACTTGAACATACTCACCAACGTCACCCACAGCAAGTGTATAAGAACCTGTTTTAGTTCCTACAGGAGGGAGGTTAAGATACCCTATTTTAGAAGTAATGGATGGAAATGTTAATGTAGTGGCATCTGTACCTGCTAAAGTAAGTGAGTTACTTGCAGTTAAAGTTTTACCATCAGCAATTGTAAGGGTTGCACTTGTAGCTGGTGCTGTAATAGCTACTTTGTTTACAGAAGTTGCTGTAGCTACACCTAATACTGGAGTGACTAAAGTAGGGCTAGTAGATAATACAACTGCTGTAGTGCCTGTAGATGATGTTACGCCTGTTCCACCATTAGCTACCGGTAAAGTACCTGTTACGTTTGTAGTTAAGTTTGTAAATGTAGTAGAAGTTGTGCCAGTACCGCCATTAGCAATAGGAAGTGTGCCAGTAACACCTGTAGTAAGAGGTAAGCCAGTTAAGTTAGTAGCTGTGCCTGAAGTTGGAGTGCCTAATATTGGAGTGACAAGAGTAGGTGAAGTAGCAAATACTAAACTACCAGTTCCTGTTTCATCTGTAACGGCACTAATTAAATTAGCACTAGATGGAGTGCCTAAAAAGGTTGCAACGCCTGTGCCTAAACTTGTAATGCCTGTACCACCATTAGCTACTGGAAGCGTACCTGTTACGCCAGTAGATAAAGGTAGTCCTGTAGCATTAGTAAGCGTAGCTGAAGCTGGTGTTCCAAGAGCAATAGCATTACCGCTAGCATCAGCATAAATACCTCTTTCAGCAGGGTAAGTACAAAATACACTTTTAGTGCCTGCACCAAAGTTTACTGCACTACCACTATTGCTAGACTCTAATATGGTATCACGAGATAAGGTAGTACCTGAAAGCGTATATGTGCCTATACCTACTTCAAAACTATTATCCATGACAATAGCGTAGTATGTCGTATTAGCGTTACCTATGACTGAGAATGACTGGAATCCAGTAACTGCACCTGCTAAGGTAAACGTGCCTGTGCCTGTAGTGGTAGATGTTTCTTGAACTCTATCTTTAACAATTAATGCCATTTGTTTTCCTTTTAGTTACGATAGAACTAAGCTAATGTAACTGATAAATTGCCTGTTGTTATCTTGAATACATCACCTATACCTACAGTTTTACTTTCGTCTAGTGGTGAGTGATATAAAAGATTACCTGCTGTAGAAGCGTCTCTTAAACCAACAAATGTAACTACACCCCATGCTGCTGTGCAAGTAGGGAATGTTACGTCAGCAGAGTTTAACGAAACTCCGTTAGATGGTGCACCCATAGTAACAGCAGTTCTAGCGTAACTACCGCCAGTTACTTCTGTGCCTGTATCTGCGTCTGTTGGGTCTGATGTATATAAAGCTACATAAACTGTTGCTGGTGCTGTATAAGTTGTTGCTCGTAGAGTTGCGTTAATTAAAGCGTTCTCTAAATAATTGCTCATTTCTGACATAATAGTTTCCTTATCGTGGTGTTACGTTTAATGTGGTGTATGCGTATGTTTGACCTAAGTCACTTGTTTTGATGTTATTAATTGCTCTATCATATAAAGCTGACCATGTAGCTACTCTTTGGTCGTTCATAAGATACGGCTCTGCTTCTGCTAATGTTGCGTAAAGTAAAGCGTCTGGGTAGTATGCTAAATACAAGTTACTAACTGTTGTAGTAGAAATAAATGTAGGTTGAGCATAATATAAAATTTGAACTGTGTAACTTCCATTCTGACTAGGTGCAAACTGGAACTCTGTACCTAACATTGTAAAGTAATGTGAACGACCTGATAATGATGTTTGACCATTACGGAAAAACAAGTCAGGTGATTGATACTCTAATATAATAGGTGGATTACCCTGAAAATGTATTTCTCTTAACTCTAAAAAGTCAATGGGAAAAGAAACTAAATTATCTGCAGGTGTAGCTGTAGCAACCTTTAACATTGCTTCTGTTCGTAAGTCACGACTCATTCTTAACTGTGCCATCTGAATAAAGTCAGGGATAACAGTTGTCAAGTCTGTTCGTGCTAAGTAGCTTTCTACTGTAGAAACAAAGCTAGTGTAGTTAGTAAATGCCATCTAATTGTCCTTTTAGTCTATCCCAGCACTTGTCCATCTCATCTTTATGCCATTCACTTGCAGCTAATGAGCTTAACCATGCTGTTCTGTCAAAATATGTTAAGTTTTC